GGGGTCCAAGACCTCCAAGGCTTCCGTCGACATCATGCAGCACGCCGTCGCAATGTTCGAGTTCAAGCATTGCGTCGTCGACCACAACCTCTTCGAGGACGACGAGGAAACGGTCAAGCTCGACATCACCACTAAGGCTGGTCTGGCGAAGCTCGATCCGAAGGTGGGCGACGAGCTCGGCAAGCTGATTGACGACATGAACAACTTCTCCGACGAGGAGGACGACGATCTGGGAAACTGATTCTCGCAGCCATCATTAGTGGAACAGTTCCGGTACACCGGCCTGAGGTAGGAGCCTTCATTGAAATGTACGACTACTGTCAAGCATTTCATTGCCTGCCTCAGGCTGGTGGGCTGTTCGACCAAGATCCATACCACTTGTACGGTATGACTCTTGTGGCGGCTGCGTATCAGGAGAAAGAGAAGGCGGACACAGCAAGCAGGACGGCACACGCGAACTTCAAAGCAGGACGTGGATAGATGCCGCTAGGCGCACGGGACGTACTGATGGTGATTAGGGCGAGAGACCTCGCCAGTCGCCATCTGCGTACTGTCGGATCTAACATGGGCAAGCTGAACGCCCAACAGGCTTTGGCGGCTCAGAAGCTGATGGGGATCAGTCAGGCTCTGACTACCATCGGCATCGGTATGGCAGCGGTTGGTGGAGCTGGCGTCTTCTGGATGAACAGTGCTACCGATGCTGCAATCAAGTACAATCAAGAGGCAGCACTAACCTTGACGCAGGTCGATCAGACTGGTGCCAAGCTTGAAGACATCAAGCGGATCGGTAAGGACGTCGCAGCAGCAATCCCTGCACCCTTCAAGGAGATGCAGACAGCGCTGTACGACATCTTCTCGTCGATGGATGTGGGCCTTGGCGGTGCTCAGGTTCTCCTCACAGAGTTCAGTCGTGCGAGTGTTGCGGGTCAAGTGGGTCTCCAGGACGCTGCTCGTGGTACGATTGGTATCTTGAACGCTTACAAGCTTGGTGCAGAAGGTGTCAATCGAATCAACGACATCATGTTCCAGCTGGTTCGTAAGGGTGTCGGTACCTACGGCGAGTTCTCGTCTGTCATCGGTATGGCTACTCCTGCAGCAGTCCGAGCAGGTCAGACCTTTGAGCAGCTTGCAGGCATGATGGCCTTCCTTACCAGGAACGGTCTAAGTGCCTCCTCTGCGTCCGCCTCAGCTGGTCGTGCACTCGAGAACCTAGCTAACCCGACAGTAGTCAAGAACCTTGAGGCCATTGGTGTCACGGTCAAGGATGCTCACGGCGAGTTCCTTCCCATGGTCGACGTGGTTGATCAGCTCGCCAAGGTCTTCGCTGACATGACTGGTCCTGAGAAGGCTGCCGCACTACAGGATCTTCTCAAGGGTGCTGGTAACAACGTTCAGGCTCGTCGCTTCTGGAACTTGGCAACAGAGAACGCTGACGGCCTTCGTTCGTTCACCGAGAGCATGTTTGGTGCAAGTGGGCAGATGGACAAGGCCTACGACATCATGTTCAATCAGCCTCAGAGTCAAATTCAGCTGCTTACCAACCAGTACGAGATCCTCAAGACAGAAGTTGGCGACCAGCTCCTCCCTGTGAAACTGAAGCTGGCCGAGGCCGCGCTCAAGGTCCTGGAAGCTTGGAATGGTCTGAGTGAAGGTACGCAGAACCTGATCATCAAGATTGCAGCGTTCACGTCTGCCTTCCTCCTAGTCTTCGGCATCGTACTCACTGTGGTGGGTGTCTTCGGTATGTTGATCGCGGCCATTGCGCCACTTGTTGGCGGCATCGGTGCTGCGATCCTCGTCATCACTGGAATTGGTGCGGCCATCGTCGCACTTGGTGTTGTCATCTTCTTGATCATCAGGAACTTCGACACTCTCAAGGAAGTTGCTAGCGACGTTTGGCACTTCATCCGTGAGCAGGCTTTGAAGGCCTGGCACATGATGCAGGACTTCTGGGATTGGCTGTCGAGTGCTGGTGTAGATGTTTGGCATGCGATCTCTAGTGCAGCAAAGACTGCATGGGATGCGCTCACAGATGCTTGGGACGATGTGGTCGGCGCCTTCAAGAAGGGTTGGGGTTGGCTCAGCAGAACTCTCGGACCAGGCATCAGTGCTGTCATGGACGTCGTCTCCAAGGACGTCATCCCGGTGTTCGAGGAGATTGGCGAAACGCTTGGCGCCTTCTTCAAGTACACTAAGCAGGGCTTCGAACTGTGGTGGATTGGAGTCAAGACAGCCTTCAAGGTGGTCGTTGACACGATCACGCAGTTGCTGGTTCCGTCGATTCAGTTCATGATCTACTGGTTCTCCCTAGGCTTCAACGTTGTTGTGGAGGTTGTCAAGTTTGCAATCACCTTCATTAGAGCGTACATCGAGTTCGGTGTTGGCGTCATTGTAGCTATCTGGCAGAACTTTGGTAGCATCATCTGGAACGTCATCAAGAACGCTTGGGCTCAGGTTTGGAACTACATCAAGACGGTCATTAGCATCATTTCGAACATGCTACAGTTCTTCATGAACGTCTTCCAGGGCGACTGGGGCGAAGCTTGGCAGAATGTCAAGAACATCCTGTCGGCAGCTTGGAACGGAATCAAGACCGCTGTCAAGCTGGCAATTGATCTCCTCCTGATCATGGTGCGCGACTTGCCAGGGAAGATTCTCAGCTTCCTTGGAGACGTCGGTCGTCTGCTGTGGCAGAAGGGCAAGGATGTCATCAGCGGCCTGTGGACCGGCATGCAGAACGTCTGGGATATCTTGCTTGGCTGGGTGCGAGGTCTTCCTGGCAAGATCACGGGCCTGTTCAACTCAGCGGTCAGCTGGTTGTTCAGTGTCGGCAAGGACATCCTTCAAGGTTTGTGGGACGGCATGAAGGCTATCTGGCGCGACATCACAGGGTGGTTCCAGGGTCTCGCCGATCATCTCCCTGGCTGGATCAAGGGACCGCTTGGTATGAACTCGCCCTCAAAGGTGTTCATCGAGCTCGGCAAGAACACGATGGAAGGTTACAGGATCGGCCTAGAGCGTAGTTGGCGAGACGTCGAGAAGCTCATGGGAGGTATGGGTAGCTCTCTTCAGTCTGACTTCAACGTCAACGGTTCCATGTCGGCTTCGACAAGCGGATATCGACCTGATGATCGTCCTCCGAGTGATGGTCGTGGAATGTATGTAGCCGGTGACTTGGTTGTTCGAGAAGAGAGGGTGGCCTCCGATATGGATTGGTGGGCACGAACCGGGACGACAGGTGTCTGATGGCTGACGGCGATTTGGTTGTACAAGACTTTCAGTATGAGTACAACGGCTTGATCGTTGGCGCCTTTACTCCGTTCGAGGTTCAAGAGATCACAGGGCTGGATTCATTGCCCAATGTTCGCTCTGGTAGTGTCGAGCGCTTCGGGCAGCACGGGGGTGTAGGCGGACGGCACTACCAGGGCATTCGCTTGATCCATCTGTCCACCGACATCTACGACGGACTAGATGACACGCAGTTTGCACTTCGACGCAAAGAGCTGCAGGAAGCATACGCTGTCATCGAAGATCCTGCGGCTGTCAAGCCCTTTGTGTATCAGCATCCTGGTCGTAGCAAGATGCGCGTGTATTGTCGTTGCGTTGATCGTGTCACACCTACTGACCGTATGTTCTCGCTTCGCTACGGTCAGGCCGACATTCGTCTCGAGGCTAGCGACCCTTGGATCTACTCCAACACAGAGAAGTCAATCATCGCATCGCCTGGTACAACTACTGGTGGACTTACCTTTCCTCTTGACTTCCCCCTTGTCTTTGGTGTGGGTAGTAGTGGTGGTTCAGGTGCAGCACTCAATGCTGGTACGGCGCCCGCTCCTTGGACAGCGACGATCACTGGCTCCACGCCGAACCCAAAGATCACCCACGTAGAGTCCGGCAAGTGGCTCGAGCTAACAGGCCTGACTGTCGACGTTGGGCAAACGTTGGTGTTCGATTCGAAAGAGCGTTCGATCCTTCTCAATGGCACAGCAAGTCGTCGAGGTCTACTGACGCCGGCCTCCGCATGGTTTGCTCTACAGCCCGGCAACAACACGATCCAATTCAGTTCCAGTGGTGTTACTACTGGTCAACTGACCTTCAACTGGCGCGACACATACTGGAGTGACTGATGGCCCTCAAGACGCCGATCTTCCTTGAGAACGACACGACGACACAGAACGCTGATGAGCTGCGGCTCGAACGTGCATACCTGATTGGTGGCCGCTCTGGTGCGTACACCGAAACATCATTCGCCGTCACGCAGCGTGGTGCAGGCGCGAACATGTCAGTCGACGTTGCAGCTGGCGGTATTGCCGTCCTTGGCACCGAGAACGCTCTGCAGGGCGCATATCACGTCACCAACGATGCTGTGGTCAACGTGGTCGTTCCTGCAGCGGATCTCACCAACCCCCGCAAGGATCTGTTGATTGTCAAGGTTCGCGACAGCTTCTACTCCGGTGCTAGCAACGACGCGCAGCTAGAGTACGTCAGTGGAACACCTGCTGCATCGCCTGCCGAGCCGAACCTCGGCGCACTAGGCAAGCTCAACTACCACGTTCTCGCCTTGATCGATGTGCCTGCTTCGGACACGGCAATCACCAACTCTCAGATCACTGACCGTCGTGCTCGTGCGACCATGCAGGGCGGAATCGTCCCCGCAACCAGTGGTGCTCGACCGACTGTCAATCTGTATGAGGGTCTGGTGATCTATGAGTCGGATACCGACCTCTACCAGATGTACACAGGCGCAGCGTGGCAGCGCTTTCCGTGGAAGGCTGCTTGGGGCATTCAGGCAAAGCATGTCCTGACTTCTAACAGTACGGGCTACACAGCAACTGGTAACACCGATATGGTAATGGCGGCCTTTGCTGCACGTGACGATCGTTCCTACAGGCTGCACCTCCACTCTGCAGTACTCATGAGCACCACAGGTGCGTGGACTCTTGAGTTTAGTGCTGCGGGTACCGATGTTGGACGTGCTGCTCTCCTGATTGATGTCAGTTCCATTCTTGGCGGACAGGTAGTTGCTAGCTGTTTGTGGAACCCCGCTACCACGACAACGTACGACCTTCGTATCAAGGCAAACGAACTTTCAGGTTCGGCAACGCTCACTCTGAATGGCAGCGCGACGAACCCGCGACAGTTCTGGGTGGAAGACATCGGCGCGCGAGTCTAGTCAAGGAGGCCCAACATGGTAGATGACGATGATGAGCTTGATGGCTGCGACATCGACTTCGCCGAGCACGCTGACGACGAGGAGACCGCTGAGCTTCGTGCCCTATTCCCTGAGGGCGAAGCTGATGACCGTTGGGAAGGTGTGACCTTCGATGCCTCGTGACATCGGGATCGCCGACCGGCTCAGAGCTGCCGGATGCAAGGTCGTTGAGATCGATGGTTGGCGCACTCGAGGCTCCGACACGTTCTCTCCTCGAGGGTCAGTCGACCACCACACCGCAGGCTCTCGAGTGGGCAATGCTCCGTCTCTCGGCATCTGCATCAATGGCCGGGAGGACCTCCCTGGCCCTCTGTGCCATGTACTTATCGGTCGTGACCTGACTTGCTACGTGATCGCCGCTGGTCGCGCCAACCACGCCGGAGCAGGCGGATGGAACGGTCTGGTCGGCAACTCCTCCGTCTTCGGCATCGAGCGTGAGAACGTCGGGACTACAGCAGAGCCGTGGACAGACGCCCAAACCAAGCACTCCGCCAAGTGTCACCGAGCTCTGCTCCGTGGCGAGAACATCAGCAACATCTGTCGACATCAGGAGTGGGCACCCACTCGCAAGATCGATACCCATACCATCCAAGGCAGTACGCTGAGGATGCTCGCAGCGCAATCAGGAGATGACATGTTCACACCAGAGCAAGAAGCCAAGATCTACGCCGCAGCTGTGATGATCATGGACGGTGTCCCGGCCTTTGGCGTGGAGCCTGTGGGTATCGGTGTCACTCGTACCAACTGGCACCTGAACGGTACGGTTGTGGAAGGCCACACACCCACCCCGATCAAGAAGGTGTTGCTCGACCAGATGAAGGCTGACCAGACGGCTGTCATGGCAGCCATCGCCGCACTCCCGGCCAAGGTGGTAGCAGCCCTTCCGCCCGGTGGAGGTGGCGGTCTTACGGAGGCGCAGGTCAAGGCAGCGTGTGTCGCAGCGATCAACGAGCAGCTCGGCTTCTTGAAGCCTGGTCAGTAGCGTCACATGGAAGCTGCGTCCTTTGCTCTCTCGGCGATGTCGGCAATAGCTGCTGTCATCTTCGCGAGTAGCAGCTACCCAGCGTTGGCGATGGTGTTCGCACTCATTGCTGTGTTCGCTGCAGGGTACGCGGTGAAGCGTGTGAACGACTTGGGCCGAATCGTCGAGGGGCGCGCGGACGATCAACGACGTGAGATCGATGACGGATGATTATCGCTTCCTCAAGCAGTATCGCCCTTTGGGTGGCATTCGTTACGGCCGCCGGTGTAATGGGTGGAGCAGGTATCACCGGGCTCTCGACCCGATCAGTTCGACGGGCGCAAGCCAAAGTCGAGGCCAACGCAGCCGACATCGAGAAGCAAAGATGGGGACAGGAATAC